TATGATAATGGCAGCACCCCAAATGTGGATAACTCTGGCGAGTTACCGCACATTGTGTGGTTCGCCCAACAACATTTTTTTATTTTTATGAATTTAGAAGAACTTGAATTAGCAGTCCTAGAGCGGCTTGACGATGATTTCAAATCTGACCTTCAGATCGGAACGGTAGAAGTAATTGGAGAAAATGATGATACAATTAGGGCCTATATGATATGGTTCACTAAGGGAGAATCACGCTCCCTATCATCGTTTAGCGCATTTCTTCCTGAGGATTTGTCCTTAGGAACAGTATCAGAAAGTCTTGTTCATGGTATGCATTTTGCATATAAGGCTTACATAACACGCAGAGATATCGTTTAAACAGGCGGAAACGCGCCGTACATTCGCGGTATGGGGGTGTCATGATAGAATACCTATCTCAGCAAAAACCCCCTGCTCTACGGGCTTTAAAATCGTTTTTCTAAAAAATACCATCTTCAGCCATTGCTTTATACAATCCCTTCCACGAACCAAAGACTTTGACGAGTTGGTCGTACTTGGCCCTTGCACGCTCTTCGTGGGCTTGTTTGTCAGCTTCCGTTTGTTTTAGCCTCGAACCCATTTGGGTTAACATTACAGCATAATCGTATAGGTCTTCGTCTATGTCTTCGGTAGTCATTGGGTTGACATTCTTGAGTTGATATTCTAGGGTATGTTTCAACAACGGACGGCATTTTAGCGTTGCGACTAGTCCTGAGTTATCTCTTTTAAAAAATGACACTTCCCCTGTTAAGCACCACACTTAGCAGGGGTTTTTTGTTTCTTCGTTCGCTGCAAGTACTCAACAATCAGTTTGTCGATTTCCTTCTGTGACTTGGTGAAGGATTTCAGTTGGATGTTATACTTGCGTGGTTTCATAATCCCCTATTCTACCACACAGCCGCATTCTGTGTCCATGGCCAACGTTTCAACCTGTAGATTATCCCCCAAGTTATCCACATACCCACAATAGAACATTAAGTTACTACTCCCCTGCTCTGGTAACCTCTGGTTAAACAATAGGCGAATTCGCCTCGCGATTAGCGAACTCGCCAACCTATTAACCACTTGTTGTCAAAACTCGAAAAAAATAATGATGTTCCTCCCCTGTTTTTTTGACAGGTGTGGAGAATAGATCTACTCTTCAACTAAAAATAGAGTTGTGTTATATGAAATTCGCTTATGCAGACCCCCCATATTTTGGATGCGGTAAACTTTATAAGGAGCATCCTAACTGGATGGAATGCGATGCGATAGAGTGGCACCAGTCTTTGATCGATAGACTGGTATCTGAGTACCCTGACGGTTGGGCGTTAAGTATGACTAGTGGCAACCTCCATGATTTACTACCTTATATCCCTAAGGAAGCTAGGATAGCAGCCTGGGTGAAGCCGTTTGCTATATTCAAGCCTAACGTTAACCCAGCTTATACATGGGAGCCTGTTGTATTTATGGGCGGTCGTAAGGGAGACAGGACGCGTAGCACTATTAGAGATCACCTAGCTTGCAACATTACTCTAAAGAAAGGGCTCACTGGCGCTAAGCCTGAGGCTTTTTGTGGCTGGATACTTGACCTTCTGGGGTATCAACCAGGAGATACCCTTGATGATTTATTTCCAGGCACAGGGATCATGACTGACGTATTAACTACTCGTTGTCAAAACTCGAAAAAATAAACGGTGTTCCTCCCCCTTTAAAGGGGTTTGTTGATTTATACGGGGGTTAATTTTTGTTAACCATTTCATCAAAAAAACAACCTAACCCCCCCTGTTTTTTTCAATAGTTGAAGGGTTCAGACCATAACCTCTGAACGGTTTAGACCTTTATTAGATTAGCTCTGGGATCAGTTATCAAGAAATTCCGGACAACTTAGTTGTGGACTAACTGTGGCCTAGTTATGGATTAGTTGTGAAATGCGTTAATCGGCAACTTCTAGGAAATTCAGGAATTCTAGGAAATTACCCTGATTTCAGCCTCAAATTTCCTGAATTTCCTAGATTTCCTTAGGGCAACGTGAGGGACTTTAGATACTTTAGATGGGATCTAGATGGGATATTCCCGGCTAATCGGGAATCCAATTCCATTACAGCTAGGTTTCAATTTTAACTAGACAATGTCCGTATACCTTATAAGCTAATAGTTGAGACAAACAACTTGAGTATACGCGGCGTGAATACCCTCCGTATTTCGTTACCGCACAAGTATACCCCACGTCCATACCAATTGCCGCTCTTTGAGGCTATGGACGGGGGTATAAAGCGGGCTGTGCTCGTGCACCATCGTCGTGCCGGGAAGGATCTCGCTTGCTTCAATTACTTGATCAAAGAGGCGTATCGTGTTGTTGGAAACTATTGGTATGTTCTGCCTACTTATGCTCAGGCTAAGAAGGCCATCTGGGAAGGTAAAACCAAAGACGGTATTGCCTATCTAGATTTTATTCCTAAGGAAATTCTCGCTCACAAGAACGGTAGCGAGATGATCTTAACTCTTAAGAACGACTCTCTGATCCGTCTTGTGGGTGCTGACTCTGACTCTCTTGTAGGAGCGGGGTTGAAGGGGGCAGTTCTTTCGGAGTATAGCCTTATTAAACCTAGTTTTTGGGCTTATGTTGAGCCGATGATCATCGAGCAAGAAGGTTGGGCGATCTTTAACGGAACGCCTCGCGGAGAAAACCATTTCTTCCATTTGTATGAAATGGCTAAGGATAATCCACGGTGGTTTGCTTCCCTTAAGACTGTGAAGGATACCCATGCTATTAGCGAAGAACAGATACAGCAGATTCGTGAAGAGGGTACCAAGACCGAGGAAGAGATTCAGCAAGAATATTACTGTAGTTTTCGCGGATCTATCTCTGGTGCTTATTATAGCGAGCAGTTCGACAGGGCTGAAGCTGACGGCCGTCTCACAACTATAGAGTATGACCCCCTACTCCCAGTCCATACAGCATGGGATTTGGGTATGTCAGATTCCACAACTATCTGGTTTTATCAAAAGCATAATAACCAAATAAGAATAATCGATTGTTACGAAGGCACTGGTGAAGGGCTTGAACACTATATCAAGCTGCTTCAAAGTAAGCCATACGTATACGGGGAACATTATGCCCCGCATGATATCAAGGTCCGAGAGCTTGGCACGGGTAAATCCCGCCTAGAACACGCCCAGAGCCTCGGCCTTCGCTTCCGTGTAGTAAAACAAATCCCAGTCGTAGACGGCATCAACTGTGTTCGTTCTATGCTGCTTCGTTGTTGGTTCGACAAAGCGAGGTGTAAGAACGGTATTCAAGCACTGAAGCAGTACCGCAAGAAATACGACGAAGACCGTCAATGCTTTGATAAAAAGCCACTTCATGACTGGTCTTCACATTTCGCAGATGCGTTCCGCTATCTGTGTGTGTCGTTAGATGATGAATGGGAGCGTGAGAATTCTCCAAGGCAAACCAAGGCTATATCGGAATACATTTCGCAACCAGACAATAAAGCGGCGTTTTTCTATGCGCCACGTCAAAGAAACTATTTAAAACCAGAGGGGTCCTTATGTCTTCAGTAGTAGGCGCTATAACTGGCCAGAATGCAGCAAAGAAGCAAGCTCAGGCACAACAAATACAATTTCAAAACCAAATGGCTGCACAGCAGCGCCAAGCTGAAGCTACGCGTAAGCAGTTAGAAGCCCAGAAAGCCATGCAGAACCAACAGCAAGTAGGACGCCAGATGAGACGCAGAGCGTCTGGAGAAAATAAAACGCAAACAATCTTGACCTCATTAGGTGGCGGAGATTCAGGCAACAATACTTTATTAGGGGCATAATATGTTAGGACCAGTAGGCTTAGTCAAAACTACACTTGATGCAGAAGACGAATTTACAGGAGACACTGTAGGTGCGGTTCAAGCAGAGGCAGGCACAGCAGGTATTCAGATTAAAGGTGAGTTTAACTTAAGTATTTCCGGAACTTGGGAAGGGACTGTTACCTTGCAACGCAGTTTCAATAACGGCGTTGATTGGTTCGATGTTGATACTTTTACTGTAAATGTAGAGAACTGGGATCAGGAGATTGAGTCTGGAGTGTTATATCGCGCTGGGTTTAAAACTGGTGATTTCACTTCTGGAAGTGCAGACGTAAGGATCAGTAAGTAATGACTATTTACGGTGGTATTTATCCAAAGCATTTTACTGGGGCGACGTCCACTAGGGCAGGCGAGGAGGGGTTAGTCCCTGTTCCTCTGGCTGGCGAAGAGGATTACTTCCTAAAAGCTGACGGCACCTGGTCACCAGCTGTAGCGCCTGGAGGAATCGTAGGCCCTGGTAGTGTGGCTGATAACGCAGTCGTAAGGTTTGATGGTACGACTGGGGCTATTATCCAAGATTCTCCCGTAACTCTTTCAGATACTGGGCAATTCGAGGGCGTGCTCTCTGTAAATAATACTAGTGGCAACCTTAGCCTTACTACTACTACATCTGGTAATATTGCTATTACTTCAGCGGGTACCATGGCGCTAAGTTCCACTGGTAATTCTAGTATCAGCGCAGCGAACTTTGGCATAACTGCAACTAGCACAACTACGATAGATAGTACTGGGGCCTTTACTATAGATTGCGCAGCAGGCATTACCGCTACTACAGATAGTAGCAACTTAGCACTTACCACTACTACATCTGGTAGCATCAACTTAACTTCTGCTGCCGCGATTGATTTAAGCGCTGCGACAGACATAGATATTGCTGCAGTTGGGGATGTAACGATTCAGGGCCTTACTTATCCTGCAACGGATGGCACTGGCGGACAGTTTTTAACTACGGATGGCCTTGGTAACCTCAGTTTTGCTGATGCTTATACAGCGCCTATCACAGTTGCTGATGGAGGTACCGGTGCACAGATATTCACTGATAACGGGATTCTATATGGAAATGGCACTAACGCAATTGCAGCGACAAGTGAGTTATCCGATGGCCAATTGCTTATTGGTTCTACTGGTAACCCTCCTTCTACTGCTACTCTTACGGCTGGATCAGGGATAAGCATCACCAACGGTGCAGGATCTATAACCGTGGCTGCGACTGATGCAGAGACTTGGACAAATGTTACGGGCACTTCTCAGTCTATGGCTATTAATAATGGCTACATAGCAAACAATGCTGGCCTCGTTACTTTAACCCTGCCAGCAACTGCCGCTATTGGCTCACGCGTCAAACTTACGGGCGTAGGAGCAGGGGGGTGGAGTGTTGCTCAGAACGCAGGGCAGACAATATATTTCGGAAATACCACATCTACTACCGGCGCCACTGGCTCCATAGCCTCTACTCATCAGAGGGATTCTGTGGAGCTAGTATGCGTTGCAGCGGATACAGATTGGAACGTGGTGAGTTCGATCGGCGTAATTACAATTACATAAGGGAAATATGGCAACGAATAATAGTATAAATAAAACCTCAGACAGTATAGCTGACCTAGAAACTATAACTGGTTCCAATGGTAATACTGTTCTAGCTTTCAATGATGTGGCAAGTGCAGTCAATCATCTAGAGATACAGAACAACGTAACTACTAACAACCCTCGGATTTCTCCCTTAGGCTCAGATACGAATATTGGGATTTCTCTCGCGGCGAAGGGAAGCGCTGAAGTTTCTGTATATAGCCTATCGCTGGCATTAGCTAACGGTAACTCTGATCCAGGTGAGTTAAGGTTATACGAGAATGGCATGGGAGGTTCCCACTATGTTGGCTTCAAAGCACCTAGCTCCTTAGCATCTAGCGTTACTTACACAGTGCCAAGTACTAATACTAATGGCGTGCTTACTAATACAAGCGGCACCTTAAGTTGGGATCCTATATCTAGTGTCACTCCATGGGTCAGGTTTACGTATACCGCCGGGGTGCCCACGATTTTAGATTCTGATGGAATAGCTTCGCTTACTGACAATAATGTAGGAGATACGGTAATTGTTTTTAGCTCGTCATTACCTGATGCTAATTATGCTGTTGTTACGGGTTGTGGCAACGCTTCGGGAACGCCTATTACTTCAGTCCAGACAGTTAATATACAAACAGGGCAATTCCGTATCTTGGCTCACGTTAACACAACGACCACTGATATACAAACAGTTTCAGCAGCTGTAATTAGGTAGGCAATTATGGAAAATACAAGAATAGTATATACAAACGATGAAGGTAATTTATCTGTGATGATTCCTATAGATAAATCAGGTCTCACGCTTGAGCAGATAATAGGATTATCCATCCCAGAAGGTACGGATTACCATATCCTTGATGGTTCCAAGTTGCCACAAGATAGGCGCTTTAGAGACGCTTGGGTACTAGACCAAGGCGTTGTTAAAGAGGACTTGGATAAAGCTAAGGTAATTCATATGGATAGGATCCGTATTTACCGCGATAAGAAGCTTGCAGAGCTGGATGCAGAGCAATCCAAACGCATTAGTATGGATCAAGACTGGTCTGATATTAAGACTGAAAAGCAGAGGCTACGAGATATACCACAGACTCTGGACCTAAGCGCTGTTACTGACGTAGAGGCGCTAGCAAGCACTATACCTGAAGGCATAGACATGCCGGTACCATCACAAGGATAACCATGGCCAAACCAGTAGAGTACTACCTGCGTCGTTATAAGACGCTGCAAGAGCAACGCATGCCATTTGACAACTTATGGCTTAGTGAGGCGGACTATATTCAACCACAAAGGTCATATCCATTTAAGACCAATGAGATCCAGAAAGCTAACTTCGAGAGCTCTAGAGCCAATTGGACTAAGACCTTTGACTCGACTGCTCAGCTCGCTGTGGATATTTTTGCTTCGAGCTTAGTAGGATTCCTGGCTAACCCCGCTATGCAATGGTTTGAACTTGCTCCTACTGATGAGTCTCTACTCGAAGTGCAGGAAGTAGCTGAATGGTTCGACATTGCAAGTAAACGTCTCCTTGCCGCTTTCAACGAACCTTCTGCTAAGTTCTACAGTAACCTTAAAATGTGTGCCATTGACCTTGGTGTTTTTGGTACTGTCGGCCTTATGATTCAGGAAGGGTCTAGGTCTATGTTGGAGTTTTCTGCACGTTATGTAAAAGAACTCTACGTCGCAGAAGATGCTAGCGGTAATATCGATACTGTTTTCCGCGACCTTTTGATGACACCACGCCAGATGGTGCAGAAGTTTGGTATAGAGGCGTTATCTCCTGCTTCCCGTGAGAAGCTGCGCGAAAAGCCAGATGAACTGATCCCGATTATCCACGTACTTGAACCTAGGGAAGATGCTATTCCCGGCGGCGAGAGTGTTTTAGATGCTCCGATTTCTAGCGTGTATATAGAGAAAGAGTCTAAGACCATTCTGCAAGAATCTGGCTTCTTCGAGATGCCGCTCCCTGTTGCTAGATGGGATGTTTATCCCAATGACGTTTATGGTACTTCTCCTGCTGTTCGTGTGCTGCCTGAGATTAAGATGCTTAATCAGATGCAGAAGACTTACATCCTTGCTACTGAGAAGATGTTAAATCCGCCTATGCAGATGCCAGACGATGGCTTCTTAGGTAATATCGATCTCTCTCCAGGTGCACTGAATGTATATCGTTCTATGTCTCAGGGGCGCTTAGAGCCAATTATGACTATTGGTAACATCCCGTTCACCACGGAAATGCTCATGGCTTCACATAACCTAGTGCGTGAGGCATTCTATATCGACCGCCTGCAACTAGCAGAATCGCCACAGATGACTGCAACTGAGGTTATGGCTCGTACTGATGAGAAGCTACGGCTCATGGCTCCTATGATCGGACGTGTACAGTCTGAACTACTAGGGCCTACGGTAGAACGTGCATTTGGTATACTATATCGCCGCTCTCTAGACATGGGCTTCGAGAATGCACCATTCCCACTGCCGCCTCAAATTCTTCAGGAATCTGGATTTAAGATTAAGTACGTGAGCCCTCTAGAACGTGCACAGCGTGCTAGCGAGGCTAACAGCATCGTGATGTTCGTGAACTCTGTTGTGCCTTACTCTCAGGTGGCCCCACAAGTTCTAGATAACCTGAACTTCGATGAGGTTGTAAGAGAACTACATGATATTCAGAGTGTACCAAGCGCGGTCTTGAATGACCGTGATACCGTTAAGAAGATACGCGCACAAAGGCAACAAGAGCAACAAGCGCAGATGATGTTAGAGCAGATGCAGCAAGGCTCTGAGATAGCTAAAAACGCTAATCAAGCAGGATTAATGTAATGATCAAAGTTGAACCTCCATACTTACAACTACCACACGGCAACATTGACGTTCAGTCCAGATACGAAGATTACGCTAAGGTCTACAACACTCCTGAAGGCAAGCGCGTGTTGAACGATCTTCTCTATTATACTGCTGTGGATAGAACTGCTTTCTGCATGAAAGCGGACAATCAAACCTTTTTCAACCTAGGTAAGCAGTCCATGGGTTACCACATCATGAATGTACTTACTACTGAACCTAAACAACTACAAACAACAACAATTGAGGAATAACTATGACAGAAGAAGTAATCACCGACGGCAGCATCGCAGCTGCTAATGAGTCAGCCCCTGCTACAACCGAAGCCTCCGCTGCTCAAGGAACACCAGATTTCCGCACTATGTTGCCTGAAGAATATCGTTCTATGTATCCAGAGTTCAAGAAGCCAGAGGACTTTGTAAAGGGCTATGACGAACTAGTGCGTAAAATGGGGTCTTCTATTTCTATGCCAAAGGAAGATGCTAGCCCAGAGGAGTTGGCGAAATTCTACTCCAAGCTAGGGCGTCCTGAAGCTCCTGAGAAATACGAATTTGAGTTACAAGATGATAGTGCGATTGATAAAGAGTTTCTGGGTAAGTTTAAGCAAACTGCTTTTGAAAACGGAATTAGCCAGAAGCAAGCTAAACAAATGTTCGACTGGTATAATAAAGAAGCCCAGGCTGTCGAATCATATTACGAGCAGGCGCAAGTCGAGGCTCAAGCAAAGGCAGAGGCTGAACTAAAGGTAAAGTGGGGCCGTAATTACGAAGAGAAGCTAGACGAAGTCCGTGGCTTTGCTAAGCGCGTAGCTGGCGACGAAGGTTTCCAGAAACTGGAAAAATACGGCAACGATCCAGAGTTTATTTCCCTTCTTGCTACTATCAAAGAACGCTTCGTAAAAGAAGATCGTATGACTACTCAACCTGCTGTTCAAGCTGCTCCTGGTGATTATAAGGAAGAGGCCCGCAAGATAATGGCAGAGCCAGATTACAGGCAGAATGAAGTGAAGCAAGCTAAGGTCCGTGAACTATTCCAGAAATATACTAATCAGTTGAATTTATCTAAATGATTTTTGCTTGCGAGTTTAAAAATTAAGGGGTAAACTCAATTAATAGTAGAAGGGTAGCCTTAGGGTCCTTTGAGCCGTAGCTGGATTGCTCGTTTATCTAAACGTAAAAAGAAGAACCGTCCGGAATCCGGGTAGCGTGTCGAGAAAATCAATTATCAACTATAACTGAATAAGGTAATCCAGATGTCACTGACTATAGATCAGTCGCTGGTCATTCAGTTCGGGGAAATGGTACATTTCTTAGCACAGCAAATGGGTTCCCGATTGAAAGGCCGCGTTTTAGAACAAAGCGTACGTGGTAATAAATTCACATACGAACGTTTAGATAGCGTAGAAGCTATCGAAGTAACAACTCGTCATGCCGACACTGTAGCGCAAGATATAGCGCATTCACGCCGTGGTGGCACAATGAGGGACTTCCGTTCAACTATGCTTTTAGACCAATTCGACGAATTGCAAGTATTAATTGATCCTCAGCGGGATTATGCATCTGCTGTAGCTCGCGCAATGATGAGACAGTATGACTATCTTGTGCTGACTAACGCTATAGCATCAGTTAATACCGGTCGCAATCTTGATACTCCTGTAACTGCATCTAGTGATGGTGTGTTGACTGTGTCTGCTAATGCGACAGGTCTAACATTCGAGAAACTTGTAGAGATTCGTCAAAACTTTATCAACAACGAAGTTGGTTTAGATAATGATGAAGAGATATACCTCTGCATCACTGGTAATCAGCACTCAGACCTCTTGAAAGAGATGGAGCTAACTAGCCGTGACTATACAAACGGCGGCATGGGCAATGAAACTGTAATTGATCGCGGCAAGATTACTAAAGCTATGGGTATGAACCTAGTTATCTTTGGTGCTAATGCGACTAAATCAATGATCAGTAAAACAAGCACAACTCGCCATTGTATCGCTTTTGCTAAGAGTGGCATGATCGTAGGTATGAACAAAGATATTAGTATTCGTATCGATAATCGTCCTGACAAGAATAACTCCTGGCAAATCCAAGCTTCGATGTTCTTAGATGCTATTCGTACCGAAGGCGTGAAAGTACAGCAAGTTGACTGTGTAGAAAGCTAATTAGAGGTATAAAATGGCTGTTGAAAATAAATACGTTGATCCTGATTTAGCAAGTGGCTTAAGGCAAGATCCAAATAAAGCAGGGGGCTCTCGCTCTCTGATCAACCCTTTCCAGGCCTTTGCAGTTGCTGCAGCGGATGATGATGGTTCTGTATATCGTTTGGGGCGTATTGCTTCTAACGCGATTATATATGAGATCGTGATCGCATGCACAGCGATTACAGGTGGTACTGACTGGGACTTAGGTCTATATGAAGCAGGCGCAGGTGGCGCTGTGGTTGATGCAGACTTATTCATGGACGGACAAACGTTAGCGAGTGCTTCTCGTGTTTTAGACGGTATGTCAAATGTTTCTGTGGCTAACTTAAATAAGCGCGTTTACGAGCTTTTAGGTTTAACTTCGGATCCATGTAAGGTTTATGACTTAGCACTAACTGCAAATACCGTAGGTACTGTAGCTGGTAATGTGGCGGTTAAAGTTCTAACTGCTCAGTACTAAAAAGGAGCCGCAGCATGGCCTCTCCTGTTGATATCTGTAATATTGCAATCTTGCGAGTCGGGGGTCAGTTGATTTCATCGCTGACCGAGAACTCACCTGCGGCTATTGCCTGCAATCTGCAATATGATATCGCAAGGAGGGACCTGCTGCGTTCTCACCCTTGGAACTTTGCCCTTAAGATGGCGCAACTAGCACAGAACGTTGATGAGCCGTTATTCGATTATGATTATAGTTATGCTCTACCTGCTGACTGTCTGCGTGTGATCTCTACGAGCGACCAGGATGAGGCATACTTATATGGCTATGGCGGCGACTTCAATGGATTCGTCACTATAAGCAACAGAGTAGATTACGCGCAAGCCGATAGATACAAAATTATCGGGCGTAACCTTTATAGCGACGATGGCACTGTAAAGATCAAATACATCGCCGATATTGCTGACACTACACAATTCGATCCAAGCTTCGTTGAGATGCTAGGCGTGAGGATAGCGATGACTATTGCTTACCAAGTAAGTGGAAGTGTACAGATGCGTAAAGACTTGGCAGATGAATTCCAATATCTGCTAACTCAAGCGCAACAGAATAATGGCCAGGAGGGTACAAGAGAAAGAATAGAGCTAAGCGCTTGGCTAACGTCGAGAGGGTAATATGGCTCGTATATCTACTGCTATTACTAGTTTTAACGGTGGTGAAATAACCCCGCTATTAGACGCTCGTATTGATTTAGATTTCTACTCTAGTACTGCGAAAAACCTTCTTAATTTCATTCCTACGCCGCAAGGGCCTATTAAGAACCGTATGGGATTCCGTTACGTGGCAACGACCAAGACCTTTGGATCGGGCGATGCTTCTCGTGCTACACGCCTATACCCGTTCGTATTCGCGGTAGGTGATGTTTACATGCTGGAATTTGGCAACCAGTACATTAGATTTTACCAAAACCAAGCCCAAATTGAGAGCGGCGGTAGCCCGCTAGAGTTATCTTCCCCTTATCTTGAGGCTGACTTATTCGATCTGCAATTTGCGCAGGTAAATGACCTTTTGTACATAGTACATGGCAACTATGCGCCTCGCGTATTATCTCGCACTGCTGTAACTCCTACTTTCTCGTTAGATGAAGTAGATTTCCAGAAGGGGCCTACGCTTGATGAGAATGAAACTGCTACGACCTTAACCGCGTCTGCTACTACCGGCACTGTAACTATCACTGCTTCGACTGGGATATTTAATGCTAATATGGTAGGCGGAGTATGGGCGATTTCTGAGCCGAGTGGTAGCTTGGGTGCATATACTGCCTGGGTTACTTCTACAGCTTATACAGCAGGAGCTTTTAGGCGTAATGATGGACGTGTTTATGTTGCAGCATCTTCCGGTACTAGCGGGACCATTCCTCCTGTTCATACTCGCGGCACTGTTAGTGATGGTGGTGTTAACTGGACGTATGTAAATGACGGTACTGGCTATATTAAGTTCGAGACTTATAATAGCTCCACTTCGTTCTCAGGCACTGTACAGGTTAGGCTGCCTAATACTGTTACAAGCACTGCTACAACCTATTGGAATGAAGGCGCTTGGTCTGATGATCAAGGCTGGCCTAGCTCGATAGTCTTTTACGAGCAGCGTGCGTTTTATGGTGGCACAACACGGAAGCCGCAGACTATATGGGCTAGTAGGACTAATGGCGACTTCGAGAATTTTGATACCGGCGCAGGGCTTGATGATGAGGCTCTTACGTTTGAGCTTAGTTCCCAAAGTGCTGACTCGATTAAGTGGCTTGCTTCTAAGAATGCGCTTGTTGTGGGTACGGCTGGTGGCGTGTTTGTGGTTAAACCTTCCACGGTTGATCAGATTATCACTCCTTCTAACGTACAAGCTAAACAGCATACCGATATCTCCTGTTCTAATATCGCTCCTGAGCTCGTAGGTAACTACCTGATGTTCGGTCATAGGGCAGGAAAGAAGTTGTTCTCTACCGCTTATAACTTCGAGACGGACAGCTTCCAGGCCGAGGATTTGACTGTTAGAGCTAATTATATTTTAGAAGCTGGCATCAAGGATATCGCTTATCAACAGGAGCCAAGTAGTATATTATGGCTAGTCCTAAACGATGGAACCATAGCTGCCCTTACAATAGAGCAGGGGCAGAAAGTCGCAGGATGGCATAGACACACTACTAGTAGGATGGATGAGAATGGGAATCTTGTCCAGGAAGAAATAGAAAGTATTGCCACTATTCCCACTAATGACACAGATGAATTATGGATTGTATCAAAGCGCACTATAGGCAGCGCCACCGTTAGATTTGTAGAGATTTTAGAACCGAATGAGTCGAGACGATATCATCTTGATGCTGGTGTATATTACTCTGGTACTGCAGTTGTTGCTGGTAATTACGGCGGCTTTGATCATCTAGCAGGCGAGAGAGTAAGAGTACTACTAGCCAAGAGCACATCAACTACCCAAGAGCTTGCTGTTACTGACGATCAGACTGTCAGTGGCTCAGGAGAAATCGTGCTGCCTTATGACTGCACTAAGATAGCAGTAGGCCTACCTTATAACAGCGATTATGAAAGCCATAGGATGCTCGCACAGACCGAAGATGGCATAAACCTATCTAAACCTACCAGAATAAACAAACTCTATGTACGGCTCTATAAAACGCTTGGTCTCCAAGTTGGGCCGACCTCGAGCGACTTATATACTATCCCATTCAGGTTCACTTCTGGCGCTATGGACAACCCTCCGACTTTGTTCGGGCAGGACGACCCTAAGGATTACGAGATCGACTTTAATGGCGACTGGGACTCCAACCGGTCCACGATCTTCATCCGCCAGGCGCAGCCTTACCCTGCAACCATCCTTTCACTAAGTGCTATATTAAATGCAAACACAAAATAACCCACAACTAGAGCCATTTAAAGCTGAGCATATTTTAGACATGAAGCTTGCTGAGCGTAGCCAGATTATATTCATGATCCCAGGATTGCTGGATGCTTACGAGACGTTAGAGGGCTCTCATACATTCCGGCATGAAGGCAGGATTTTTGCCTGTGGCGGAGTTCTTAAGCTATGGGAAGGCATGGGAGAGGCATGGTTCGTGCTTGCTGATGATATAGATCTTCCTGTGTTTAGCGTGTGTGCGATTGTTAAGGACTATGTAGATAGCCTTATAGGAACGAAATACAGGCGCTTACAGGCCACTATTAAATGCGACGATGATAAGGCGATAAGGTTTATCGAGTGGCTTGGTTTTGAGCGTGAAGGATTTATGCGCCAATACGGCGTAGAGGGCGCAGATTATTACATATATGCGAGGGGAACATGGCAGGAGCAATAGGTATAGCTTCTTTGGTAGGTAGTGGACTATCTGCGATTGGACAGATGCAGTCAGCTAAGTATGAGCAACAGGCTTACAATAATCGTGCGTTTATGAGCGAGATGGAAGCAAGGGATTTTGAGCAGCAGGCAAAGCTAGAGCAAGCCTCTACCCAGTTTGAAGCCGAGAGGTTACGCAAGAGGATCGACGCAACACGTGCCTCTCAGAGAGCTTCAGCTGCTGCAAGTGGTGTGAGTCTATCAGGTTCTACTCAGCAGTTTATTTCAAGTAATGCCGAGGAGCAGGAGTTAGACGCTCTTATGCTTCGTTTTAATGGTATGTCGCGTCAGCTAGGCCGTGAGCGTAGCGCCCAGATGGCACGTGGGAACGCCACTACACTACGCGCAGAGGGCACGGTAGCTCGCAGCCAGGGTAATAGTCGCGCATTCAGCAGTTTACTCACAGGTGCTGGTAAGTCTGCATCTACCTACTATTCGCTAGGTGGGAAATATGGCCGTAACTGGTTCTAATAGGAGAATATAATGGCAGTAATCCCTAGATTTGATGGACGTATAGGCCAGTCTCTAGACACTATGTCTGCTACTCCTGTTGGACAGTTATATACCTCTCCTGCGCGGACAAGTGCGATGGAAGGAGCAGGGCAGGCAATTCAGGGGCTTGCAGGTGATGTAGGCCATATATTCCAAGCTGAACAGCAACGTAGGGCCGCTGACTACACTACCAAGACTAGTGCCGAGATACAGGAGTTTGTTATCCGCGAGATGGATAACTCACAGAAGCAGGCTTTAGCCGCTGGCAATGTCGATGGTTACACAGAGAATTTCCTTAAAAGCTATGACGAGACCGTAGCCAAAGCTCTCGAGAGCGCCCCCAATGACCTCGGTAGAGAAGCTCTGTCTGAGCGAATGATGCAGGCACGTAATTCGTTGTTAGCGCAGTCTATGAAATTCGAGTCTTCTGCTAGGATTAAAATATATGAGAGCAATCTAGACAAAGCAGCTGATAATTATGCTAAGGCTGCTGCAACAGATCCTTCCCAGATACCGCAGCTGATGAAGCAGCTTGAAGGTGACATGGCAGCTGCTACTGAGACTTTGGGCCTTACCGATGCTCGCGATAGGATGGATTTTTATAAGAACCAGATATTGAGTACAACAGCTTCTCAGATGATGCAGAGTAACCCTTCTGCTGCTTTAGGTCTTGTTGAGCAATACAAAGACAGCCTATCTGCTAAGAACTATGCATCCTTGTCTAAGAGTGCGCAATACCAGCAAAAGGTATTGGAGGCTCAAGCACAAAAAGCTTTGGAGGAGAAGCAGGAGAATGATGCTGTATGGGCAGCAGTTAATGGTGGCGTGGCTCTAAATCCTGAGAGTGTTAAGTCACAGAAGATTGTTGATAAGGCTTATATCGAAGCAAAGCAGGAAGATCCAACTGTCGATTTCACACAGGTTGTAGAACGTACAAAAATTCTTCCTAAGACCATGGCTGATGATATAACAGCGCAACTGGCTACTGGCTCTCCCTCACAGCAGGTAGAGGCCGCTCGCCAGCTAAAAAGACTACATCAGACCGTGCCTAACCTTGTGAATAAGATGTCAGCTACTAACAAGGCTAGAGCCATGATGATCGCTGAAGCTGTCGAGGGTGGTGTGAAACCTGAGACTGCAGTTCAGTGGGCTGATAAGCAGACGAATATTGCAGATGCTCGAGTGATGAAGGAAAGGGAATCTTCTTTTAAGAAAGAGAAGCTAAACTTTGATTCTATCCAAAGCGAGTTTACTTCTTTCTTTGGCCCTGGTAGCGATGCTATTCCTGATCAGATGCAGGTTGAGGGCAAGATGTTATTGCAAGGATATTATGTGAATAGTGGCCTTACAGCTGAGCAAGCTAAGAGTGCTGCGCTTAATGATCTTAAAGGCAATTGGCATTATAGCAAAAGCACCGGCCGTGGCAGGTACATGAAGCATGCGCCAGAAACAGTATATGGCAACGAACATGGTAGCGACTGGATTAAAGAAGAACTGTTCGGAGAGATTTCAAAGCATGCCATGTTTGACGAAAAACCAGAAGCTACATTGAAACGCACAGTTATAGAGGCTAACCCATACTTAGATAACGAAGGGCAGATTGTATATAATGTTTATATGTTTGATAAGCAGACGGGGGGGCTAGAGCCGTTTTACGATGCCAACGGAGTGCCTGTTAAATTCAAGCCAAGCTGGGAAGAAAGTGGGCTGTATGAGTCTCTAATGGAGAAGTACCAAGGGCAGACTACTGAAGAACGCTACCAAGCTTACCTCAACGATGTGGCAGAGAAACGCGCAAAGCATGAGCTTTATGGCCAGGTGCCTGTTTGGGATTGGACGTCAGCTGGTCTTGAAGGAGGGTTCTAGTGGAAGAGGAATTCATCGATAGCTATCTAGGCGACGAAGAAGAGGTGGTAGCGCCAGTAGACAATGCCCCAAGGTCTAACCTGCTGCCTGTTTTAAATGCACGTCCGGAGCCTGGGCCATCTTTCTTCGGTGTAACCAAAGCGGCGCTTAGCACTACGAACTCAATTGGCTCTACCGTTGCTCATTACTCTGAGGGTGTGCTCGGACCAAGAGAGGACTTTGATTTCGACTCATTCCAAGAGATAAAGGGAACAGTTTACGAACCATATTACGAAGAGTTCTTGGATGCTGATACACAGCAGGACGTAGAAATTGTTAAAGCTCGTATTGATAGGCGCTTAAGGGATCAGAAGACCCTTAAGAATGCTGGCATACTTGGCACCGGTATGGATTTGGTTGCCGCTGTTGCTGATCCTATTAACCTTTTTGGCTTTGGATTAGGTGCGAAGGCGGGGATATCACTGGTTCAGCGTGTCAAGGATGTTACCACAGCTGGCGCTGCGGCGAAAGGCGCGATGATAAACGCTGTAGCAGCAGGAGCAACCACCGCTGTTTCTGAAGGAATTTTGCTCAGTACCAATGAACTAAGAGCTAACGAGGAGATGCTAGCTAACATAGGTATAGGTACTGCTATAGGTGCGGTTTTAGGTGGCACGCTGTCTGGTGTTACTAGGTCTATGCGCGATAAGTTTGCAGCAGAGGTGGCAGCGGATGTAACTACTGAGATTCAGGCCAAAAGAATTAGGCTGAACAAGCTGGCTGAGCAGATCGCAAACGATATGAATAATGGTAGTATTGGCGCAGCAGCAGTAAGACAACCAACCTTAGAAGACCTGACTATCAAAGGAGCCGTCGCTCAATATGCGGCAAAGATGTTTAAGAAGCTAAGCCCACAATTCAACCTAGCACAAAGCCCTAGTTTAACTTCAAGAAGATTGGGCCAGAGACTTATGACCAGCGACTTTGTGTTTAATGAGAATGCAGCTTTTTATGCCACGCCTCATTCTATTGAGGTTAAGCTCATGCCCTATGATGCTATGAAAGGCTATGCCATTGAGAACCTCCATGTGCAATACAGAAACTACAAAACGCGTGTTGCTAATGAGTCTAAGAGTACAGGTGTAAAACCGCTTACATATGAGCAATTCGATGAGGCTGTTGGCCTTGCCTTGATGCGTAAGGAGGCGAGTGATATACCAGAGGTGGCCGCTGCAGCTAAACACTACCGTGATACAGTCTTCGATGAGATCCTTGAAAGAGCCCAGGGAGCAGGGTTACTAGCTGAGGATATCCAACCTAAGAACGCCCTGTCATACTTCCCAACTCAGTATGATTACGCAGCAATTAATGCCGATCGTCAGGGGCTAAGGCAGGTCATTATGAAGTACCTTCCTGCAGCCTATGGTACCGAGTTAGAGAAGAAAGCGGCGGCGGAAGCAGCGCGTGATTCATTATTAGCTACTAGGGGTAAGCTCAAGGACAAAGCTGGTATTGCAAAAATCGATAAAGAGCTTTCGAAAATCGAAGACATTCTAGAGGATTATCGCGTAGCGGAAGATATGACTGAAGCAGATTTCGCTGATATAGCAGACGAGATGATTGGTCACGTCCAAGGTTTAAAAGACGGCCTTGCTTATAGGATGAGGATGCCCTTAACCAAGGGGCCTCTAAAGTACAAGAAGCTAGATTTTATCCCTCAAGAGGAATTAGCTCCGTGGACTAAGACTCGCGCTTCTGAAGTTACTGATACTTACTTGAAGTCCATAACTCCAGAGATTGAATTTCATAAAGAGTTTGGCGGGGTAGAGCTTAAGAGCGAGATCGCTGCTATTAATGCAGAGTATGCCGATCTTATTAACAAAACTACTGATCCTAAGAAGGTGGTAAAACTCCAGGCCCAGAGAGACAATGATATTAAAGATATAGAAGCGCTAGTAGGTAGGCTTCGTGGCACATATGGACGTCCTACAGATGCTGATGGCATTATTACCAATGCGCTACAAGTATCCAGGGCATTAAACGTGGTAACTAAGCTTGGTGGAACATCAGTTTCTATGTTGCCTGATTTGGGACGTATCACGGCTATTCGCGGCTTCCGCAAAGCATTCAGCGAAGCGTTGCTCCCTATGATCAATAACATGAAGGGATTTAAGGCTTCTGTGGAGGAGGCTAGAAGGTCTGGGGCTATCTGGGAGACAGTGCTTAATAATAACCGTGCGCTCAATATGGCAGAGTTAGTGCAGCCTAGTTACGGGAGCAGCAGGATTCAGCGCGGCTTACAGGCTTTGACTGATCGCTATTCCAAATGGAACCTTACAAACTACTTTGAAAAAGTAAAGCGCCAGATGTCTTCTGTACTTATCCAGAATGAGATGGTTGATAGCATTAATAAGGTCGTAACAGGGAAGATTTCTCAGAAGCAGATAGAGCAGCTAGCTGCAAGTGGTATCGATGAAGTTGCGGCCCGTCGTATCGCTAAGATGCTAGGAGAACATTCTGAGATGAGCGGCAGTACGGTAATCGCCAACACCCAGAAGTGGACAGATAGAACAGCTGTTGATGCTTACCATGCTGCTTTGAACCGTCAGATCCTATTGTTTAACACAGCGCCTACCATAGGCACTCGCCCTAGGTTTATGAGCTCTGAAATAGGCAAAACTCTCTTGCAATTCGAGAGCTTTAACCTTGCTGCTACTAGTAAGATTATGGTCGCAGGTCTTCAGCAAGCAGATGCTAGAACAATGTCCTCGATGCTTAGCATGGTATCTGCTGGTATGATGGTATACGCCTATAGACAATTGGCTAATGGTCATAAATTAAGCGACGATCCTAGCGTATGGATCGCTCAAGGTTTTGAAAATTCAGGTATCTTTGGCGCCATGTCTTCAGTTAATGATAGGCTTGCTAAGGTAACTAATGGTAGAATTAGAGCAGGGGCATTTATTGGAGCGCCAGGCTATGGTAGTCAGAGAGGGGTGGACCCTTATCGTAGCTTTGCTGCTCTGCTAGGACCATCCGGCCAAACGGCGGTGGACTTCCTAAACCTAGCTAAGCTTATAGATGATAAGAGTAAATGGAGTTCATACGATACTCATTCTTTCAGGCAATCTGTTCTCCCGACACAGAACTTTATTGGGGGGAGGTTCCTTTGGGATGAGGTGGAAGATGCTTTTAACAGTGCAATAGGGGTAAATTAAAATGGCTGTAAGTTCATTAAATTATATAAATCAATTCAACGGCGATGGTTCAACCGTAGATTTTGTGGGTAATTATTATATTCCCGATACGAGTGCAGTACAGGTGATAACCACAGACACTACTACCGGTGTAGATACTGTAAAAACAATCACTACTGACTATACTGTTGTGATCGCAGTAGATAGTTTTACAGTTACTTTTGGCACTGCTCCTGCCTCAGGTACTAGAGTTACCTTACTTACAGACACTCCTTCCTTGCAGAACGCTACCTATGTAGAGAATGATGCTTTCCCTGCTGCTACTACCGAAGATGCCCTAGATTATCTGGCGACAGCCGTTCGCACATTGCAAGCACAAGCCAACCGCACTCCACAGGCTCCTGAGGGCACGTTAATGAGTGGATTCGATAATACCTTACCGCCTATGATTTCAGATAACTCCGGCAGGGCCCTTATAGTCAATGAGGATGCTACGGGGTTTGACCTCTCTGACATAGATTTGACTTTAATGGGGGATGTTACAGGTCCAGCTGGCGCCACTGATAATGCTATTGCGCGCTTCAACGGTACTACGGGTTTGTTGATCGATGACAGTATAGTGACCATATCTGATAACGGCGCGATGACTTTTAATCCATATGGAACTGGGGCAGGGGAGGTAGGTGAAATACGCTTACTAGAGCTTGCTGCTAATGGTACTAACTATGTAGGATTTAAAGCTCCTGACGCTTTGGTTGATACCTTGATCTATACAATGCCTGATACAGATGGCACTAATGGTCAGGTGTTATCCACAACAGGAAGTGGGAACCTTACCTGGGTTAATCCAAGCGACCCTATATTTGATCCTTGGAACGTTGTAACTAATGACGCCACTATGACGGTCAATAATGGTTACATAACTGATTCTGTTTCCAATATCACTTTAACCATACCGGCTGTTTGCGGTGTGGGATCCGAGTTTGAAGTGGCTGCTGCGGGCAGCGGTGGTTTCACCATTGCTCAAAGCTCCGGGCAGACTATCCGTTTCGGCACGCTAACAACGACAACAGGTACTGGCGGATCACTTCAATCAACCGAGCAAGGAGACGCTGTAAGGATGGTTTGCAGTGCTGCAAACACAGACTTTATAGTTATTTCTAGCATCGGTAACATAAACATAATATAGGAGCTCTAAAATGAGTTTTATCACAGACAAGTTATTTACAAAAGAGTCACTCAAGTTTTTAATTTCTTCTGCTGCCGCAATAGTTATGGCTTTTACCCCAGATAACATTGATGCTATTATACAGTTGGTACTACCCACGGTTTTCGGGATCGATGTACTAACTTTAAGCAAGAAGTGACAATGAACGATCATACACTTGAAAGGGCGGCTGATTTAGTCGCCCAGTTTGAAGGGTTCCAACCTAATGAGTATGTGTGCCCGGGAGGTTCGCTAACATTTGGATATGGTTCTTTAGTAGTCAACCATCCAGAAGTACAACTTCCTCTTACAGAAGAACAGGCGAAAATTTATCTTATAGAAGACTTAAAGAAGGCTTCTGATGCCCTAGGCAGGCTTGTAAAAGTTCACATCAACAGTAATCAAACTATAGCATTGCTAAGCTTTGTATACAATGTAGGCTCTAAAGCATTCGAGAAGAGTACCTTGCTGAGGTATCTAAACCTAGGCCGTTATGACTTAGCAGCAGAGGAACTCCTTAGGTGGAATAAAGCTGATGGTCGGCCTCTTATCGGCTTAGATAGAAGGCGTATGGCTGAACGTTCTATGTTCTTAAAACCAGTAGAAACTATAGCTAACAAACCCATTAGCAATCGCGAATTCCTCAGCGAAAGTCTAAGCTTCGAAGGGCTTGCTGGCCACTACAAAGCTATGGTTTTTAAACACCTTTTTAATATAGGTAGAGATGAGTTCCGACACGAGTGGGAAGTTTCTTTAGACAAAGTGGAATTGTACTTAAACGAACTTAAGAACTTAATTCAAAAGTCGAAATCCTTACCTTCCGATTCCATCAACAGTTTGTAATATAACCGTTGTTGGTACAGGAATCCAGCCTCCCAGTCGTCCCGCCTGTAATCGTTACAGTTACGGTAGGGGTTCTTAGCGCCGCCTAAAAAACCGTCCTTGCCCTGGTTGAATATATGCTCACTGCGGTACGCTATATCAGGCTGTTTTTGGTCCTGCTCCATAGGTCCTCATTATTCTTCCGTCAGGGTTTTCCTTCTGCTCTTTTTTACTGGAGCCGCCCCTATTAAAGGCTCTGCTGGAGCTGGCACTTCTTCGATTTCTTCTGTCAGTATTACTAGCGTTTTAGATTTCCCCGCAGCAGCTAAAGCTTCCATCAAAGCATCTTTGCGACTTTTCCCTTGCTCTCTTGCTAACTTGAAAGCTTCTTTCATCGTCATTCTAGTTTCTGTTGCTCTTTTCGTCATTTCTTTCACCTATTGATTGCATTTGCTATAATCAGTATAGAACTTAGATTGAGGATAATCAATGTCAGAAACATTATTTGTTAAGGAAATCATGTTATATCTGCAGCAAAGAAAAGATATAATGTGTTGGCGCAACAATGTGGGGGCAGGTGTTATTGGCAATCGTTTCGTGCAGTTCGGCTGCAAGGGACACGCTGATATATTCGCAATACTTGAAGGCGGCAAGTTTATTGCTATCGAAGCCAAGTATGGTAAGGGGAAGCAGAGTAAGGACCAGAAGACATTTCAGGAACAAATCGAAGCCCTAGGGGCGAAATATATCTTAGCCTATAAGCTTGAGGATGTTATAGATGGTCTACCTCAATACGACGCTCCGCTTGTCGTAAAATTTCGGGCTTAGATTTAGCTTTAAACAACAATCGGTTAGCCTTGAACTCATCTAAAGCTTCTATGCTATAGTAGCAATTAATGCCGCTTTTAATGTGGGGTATATTATAGTACCCAGTGTGCCTCCATTGGCGCATTGTGCCTGTGGTTGTGCCTAAGTAGGCAGCGGCTTGTTTGGTAGTTAGCATCACACGTTGGACCATGGTCTACCTAATAAAGATATTGATAAAGATAGCGATGATCAGTGTGACCACTAGACCGCCGATCCAATTGAACCTGGTGTCTAGGTGATTAAACCTGGCATCGAATTTTGCCTCAATACGGTCAAATTTAGAGTCCATATGATCAAATTTAGAGTCCATACGATCGATAATCTTATTGAAACGATCTTCTGCCCTAAGAGCTAATTTGTCGTGAGTGCTCTCCATTTGGATATCGATGTATTCCTTGGTAGATACTACTGAGTTCTCCAGTTTCATATTACTCTCCTAATGTTAAGCGTAAATATATAGTGGCAAGTGCGATTACAATGGTCAAGCTCAACCCTAATCCTACCGTGTAATTCCTGAGTTTTTTATATAGCTCCTGCTTATATATATAGAAATCTATCTTATTAGGCTTTTCAGACTGTAACTGAGTATAACCTAAAGAACCGTACTGGTTCGAGAACTCTGGCCCTCCTCCGAACTTCTTTATGCTCTTCCTTAGTGTTACTTCAATGTCTTCTGGTTCCATGACGATCTCTATAATATACTAGAGATTAATATAAGATACATAATCTATTGTCAACAGAGTGTTAATGGATCACTCAAGAGTTACTCCTCCAAATGGGCTATCTTTGCGATATCTAGTTATGATTCTAGGGAAATCATTATCTAACTCTACTACAATCTTCTGTGCTAGACCAACGTTATGCATAGCATATCTTAGGTCTTCTGCAGTCTCTGGCATATCGTCATTACCTGTGTGTAGATTCCACCATTTTAAGGCCTGTGTTTTAGCATATCCCGTGTGCTCTGGGCATATCCATTCAGACACCTTATCAAGCATATTCAGATAATAATCCACTCTAACGCTTGTGGGTTTATTGAGCTTCTGGTGCAGTACTACGCTATGTTTTACCACTTGTAATATTTGCTTACCATCGAATTTAGCCTTCATCAGGCTGCCTCGCAATACCTCTAAATTGGAGGCGCGTGTCCCAGGGAGTGTGCGCTTACGCTCAACCACAGGAAATACCTTGCCGCAGGAAGAGCAGATCTTTTCAGTATCACCTATAACCTCACGGCAGTCAGGACAGACCTTCAGAGGGATGGTTTCTGCTACAGCTTTATTATTAACTTGCTTAACCTTCACCTTATCTACTGGCCCAAAGCGCTCAATGTTTTGGCCGTAATCTAAAACCAGGCAGTCTTTTTTGTTAGGGTATAGGCGTGTGCCACGCCCTACCATTTGTACGTACAGCCCTGGGCTTTTTGTGGGTCTAAGTAGCACTACCATATCAACGTTAGGAGCATCAAACCCTGTGCTTAACACATCGTAATTGCATATGGCCCTAATTTTCTTTTCCCTAAACTGCTGCACGATCATCTTGCGTTCATCTATATGAGTGTCCCCTGTCACGGTTACGGCGCTAACTCCGTAACGCCACAATTCTCTCATGACTTTATGAGCGTGATCTACGCTAGTACAAAATACAATCCAGCTATCTCTCCCTTTAGCGTAAGATAGAATATCTTGGATAGCAGCAGTGATTAGCGGAGTATTGTTGAACGCCTGATCGCATTCATATTGAGCGAAATCTCCTTTATGAACGCTTATCTCAGATGTATCTACCCTTTCTATAGAGTCTTTATGAGCGAATGGTGATAGGTATCCCTTTTCTATTAGCTCTGCCATAGGAACTGCATGGGCTATTTCTGTAAAGATTCTATCTTTCGCCTTGTGAAGATATCCGCCCGCTAAGCGGTAGGGGGTGGCACTCATCCCTATTACGGGAGTGCGTCTTAGAGTGTTGAGAGCGGAAATAATCCGTCTATATTCTCCCATTTCCACAGTATTTACCATGTGGCACTCATCGATCAAGAGATGGCTGAACTCGGGCAGCTTTTCAGATGGTAAGGCGGCAAGAGATTGGATACTTGCTACTACAACATCGCCGCTGAAATCTTTTTCTCCTGCTGAATTAGAGTAAATGCTAACGCTAGCTCCTGAATTAATAGCTTTAACAGCGTTATAGTTCTGCTCCACTAACTCAAGGCGGTGCGCGATGATAAGCTTTTTACTTCTATGAACGCCAAGTTCGGCAGTGATTGCCCCCATGGTAGCGCTTTTACCAGCTCCTGGGGGTAATACAACTAATGGGTTGGAGCTAGAGTCTCGCAAGGATAACATCGTCCTAGCCACTGACTCCGCTTGATAATAACGTAATTCCATATCATAACTCTATTGCAGTATACTCATCGCATGCTGCTAATTGCTGTTCGTTGCTTAGGGTAGCCCCATGTTTAGTGCATAGCCATGTGCCTGACTCATGAGGTGCGGAATGAACACAGGTGCGGCAGCTCTTGGCTGCTTTAGTGCCATTATGGCATACGTCTAGCATAGGGCACCATTTACATTTGAAGAACTGTGGGCTATTGTGCAGCTTATCTGGTGCGGAGGGCGATTTAACAAGCCTTCTCGCTTTCTGCATCAGTTGTGAGAACACCTCTTCATCGAAGACAACTTCTTCCTCGTAAAGCTCATCGTTATCTTTACAGACCGCAAGATAGATAGCCTGAGGGATTTCCATTAGCCCCATATAAATCTGCATTTGCACGTAGTGCTGCCACTTGGCCTGAACGACACCATTTTTCTTTAGGTCGTTAAACGACTTAGTGTTGTGCGTTTTGAACTCAAGTATGTAAGGCTTCTCAGGATCCATAGGATCTATGTGTGTAGCGATTGCATCAAGAGAGCCGCCAAAGTGCCCGCTAAGCGCAGATACTCTATGCTGCAAATCAGGATCATCACTGATGAACTTCACCTGAACACCAATCGCTTTTAACTCATCAAGCAGCCTGAATTCTTCTCGTTTACCAGTATCAAACAGCCTTAGCTTCCTGCCTTCGAAGTCCTCGCTGGCGAACCAACGATAACTCATCCAGACATAGCGCTCGCAATCGGCGCCAAGCTGGCTAGCACCGAGGTGGAACCTTGGGGGCGCCACCTCATGCTGCTGTTCATAATGCTGATAGATACGATCTACTAACATTGTTAGAACGGTATTGAATCGTGGATTTGAGGCGCTGCCTTAGAATGAGCAGGCTCTACATTCTGCTGCTTCGGCAAGTACTTCTTGATCTCATTCTTATCTTCTTTAGTAGCAAGAACCACAGACATTGGTTTGAAGGTAAAATCCTTCTCGCTGTTGATCACCACTAAACCTAACGCATTAGCAATGCCGTTGAGCTTGTTTTTTGCGATGTTCTGAGCAGTCTCTGAGCCATTGATAAAGAGGTTCTCGAATACCTTACGGCCTTTGTACTTACCCTCGAGGATCTCGAGTTCTAGCGATAAGTAAGGGGTATTAGTAGTTTTAGATACCCTCTCTTCTGCCTTTACAACCATGGCATTGTAAGTGCCGTCTGGCATAGCGCCGTACTTAGAGTCGGGTGTGTATTCCCTGGTGTCGAAATAAAAACTTGTCATGTTGTTTCCTTTAGTTAGAGTTCTAGGTATTCTGCGTGGTTATAAGCACCATTTGCAGTTTGAAAGGCAGCAGAAGTAGTTGAGGTTGGCGTAGTAGGTGTAATGGGTACTACTTTTGCTGTTCTTGTTTGTGGAGCGAGAGGTTTTTGCGCTTGGTTAAAACCAGTATCACGCACGAAGGCATCCCAGAACGCCTTGAAGCTAAGCGGTATTTCATCTGGGATCTGGTACCTACTCTTAGCTAGATAAGACGCAGATTTCCTTGTATGTAGGACTACGTCGCCTGTATGGCCTTTAGTTATCTTCTTACCGAACCCTGCGTCCGTAGAAGACACATGGACTTTCAGCTTGGCGAATAATATGCAGTCACACCATTCTTGCATAAGCTCACGCACCTTATCGTGCAGTTTTAGTGTGTGGATGTCATAGCCCTCGTTGTCAGGCTCTTCGATCCTTTTTACCTTGTGATGGCAGCATAAGATGACAGTCATGCCCTTATGTTGCACGAGGTAATCTAGAGCATGCAAAATCTCTCTGAACTTATTAACTACTAGGGTGTATCCTCTGCCGAATCCTAGAGCCTTCACCTTATTGTCGTCTATAGCCTGTGCCTTATGCTCTTTAGCGATCTCGTCACATAGCATGCGCTCTAACCAGTCTACTGTATCAAGTACTACTGTCTTGTAAGGGTGTTCAGCTTTGTATAGATATCTAATAGCTTCCAACACGATGTTAGATGAAGTAAGAGCATCTTTCTTAATGCGTGCCATCTGGAAGGTTTTGCTGCTACCTTCAAAGTCTAAAACGATTGGCGATTCTGATTCGGAGGCAAACTTGGTTTTACCTATACCTGGCTCACCATAAATAAGAATACGTGGGGGCTCAATCTGCCTCCCTGTTTCTATCATATCTGGATTAAACATTTTCTTTCTCCTGTTTTCCTTCTTGTTCACATAGTTGTTTGTACATCGCGCCTAACTGATTAAGGCGGCAAAGGTTGCCCTCTACTATTTTCATCTGCCGCTTATAGGCTTCGTAAGCTTCTTCTGATGTCATGGCGGTTACTCCGCTAATGTGAAGTACGGTTTCTTTTCTCTGATAGTCAGAGCTGGCATAAACACCGCCATTACCTCGGCATGCTCGATCTCGAGCTTGCTTGTAGCTCTGCGATCTTCTTTCCAACTTACCTTAAAGGGGAACACAGGAGGTTTTGTTCTGTATATCTGTGTCAAAACTTCCACATCCCACTTGCGATCGAAGCCAGTGGTGACTTTAACTGAGCCAAGCGTAGCAGAACCCTGGGCAGGTATTTCTCTGCGTGCTAATTGGCATAATTCTTGTTCTATTTCTAAGCGTTTGCGGTTTGCTTCTTCTTCTTGCCGCTTGCACTCAACCCATGCAGAACTCAATGCTTCTATGGTATGTGTCATAATGCACTCATATTAAGTTGTTTGTCTCAAAGCCAAATGATATTTATCACTTGATTATAAACATATAACATGTTATTATAATGTTGTCAACATGCTGACGCAATGTTGTTATAATGTTAAAAGGCATATTATGAGTATTAGTAATTTAGGTCCAAACGAAGCTCGAGTAATGTTTGTGATTCCCAAGGAATACAAGGAAAAACTTGTACTCGAGGCTCGCGTTAATTACCGTCATTTGTCTGGTCATATTGCTAAAATCCTTATGGACCACGTCGATACGAACTATGACGAGACTAAGCACAAAAATTTACCCTAGACTAATCCGTTCCTGATATGATAGCGTTTACAACTTACGAACGCAACCAATAGCTTATTTTATCTAAGGGGGATACATTGAAAGTTGAAATTAGTATCTTTGCGAACCCTAGAGACGCTGCGCGTGGTAAGCGCTATCCATTCACTATAGATGAGATAGTTAGATACTTCTTCAAAATGCATGATATCAAGCCGCCTAAGGCTTGCATCAAAGAAGAGAAGATGAACAGGCAGTTCAGTCTCGCGCGTTTCCCTGGTCCTGTGCACTGCGCTAGAGAGCACATAGACGGGGCTTTTGGCCTAGTGTTGGATTTTGACAACAAGAGCGATAATGTTCCGCACCTGACTAAGGATATCATTCAGGAGACGTTGAAGGGTTATTATTACATCCTGCATACTACCCATTGCCACATGCGGCAGGTAGAGAATGAAGCTCCTAGGGAAAAATGGAGAGCGGTATTATTCTTCGATAAGCCTGTAGATTGCGAGCAGTTTAAGATAATAGCTGATCATGTTATCGCTTCTTTCCCCTATGGTAAGGAGCAGATTGACCCTAGCAGTAGCAACCCTACGTGGCGTTGGTATCTGCCATCCTGTACAGCAGAAACGCGGAATTTGGCAGAGGTAATATTAGGTCCTGGCGAGTTGATAGACGCAACACAACTCTTAGCAGCAGAAGAGAAACAAAAATCTAAGATGGATGTTGAGACAAACGCATTGAGTATAAGTGAATACCCTCCTGCTGCGTGCGAAGCATCATATAACCAAGTTATCCACATTGTAAAGGACGAAAATAAACCTCTCTTTACTAAGGCAGATTACAAATCCTATCTAAGCACTGACGCAGAGCAGATGACTCTAAGGGAACGCATCCTAAACGTTTTAGCTGATCCTAGAATGCATCCTTCGAAGTTCGGATATGAAGAGTGGCTCAAGGTTGGCATGGCTATTAAAAGCTCTGGGCTTGGTATAGAAGTATGGGATGATTGGTCCTCTTTAGACGCTGATAAATATAAGGGCTCGTCTGATCTTAGGTCTAGATGGAAGGGCTTTAATGGGAGTGTAGCGGCAGGAAGTATATTCTGGATGGCACGGCACAAAGGGGTAGAGCATCATAACGGCTACAAGGTAGTGAAGCGTAAGGATATACGCGGCAGGTTACAGTCTGTGCAGGTCCTAGATTACCATGAGAACCCTCCGCTAGAACGCCGTACGTTTACGTCAGAAGACGAGGCTGACAAAGACTTCGCCCCGATCATGACGGATAAATACTTCCCTGAGCACCTAATCGATACCGCGCCCGACGCCATTGCAGCTTGGACAGAGTACGCCCTAGGCACAGCACCCGTACCTAACCGCACTATGGCGTTTGCTAGTAGCTTTGTGCCGCTTGCAGGGTTATATCACCACCGCATTATTGGCCCTAACCGTTGCTCGCCTAACCTATATGCAGTAGGTCTTGCAAAGAGCGGGGAGGGGAAGGACGCAGGCGCTATCTGTGGTGAGAAGTTCCTAGCAAAGATGGGAGTTATCCAGCCAGAATATTCCAGCCAGGTCCCTGAGTCTGCCCACGGTATAGGTACGCAGTTACTTAACTCACGAGGTAGCGCGATCTACATATGGCGCGAATTCCAGATTAAATTTCTAGACAAGACCAGCGCTAAAAACGCGTCACCCTTCATGGTAGCAGTGAAAGATAGTTTGCTAGACCTATATAGCATGACAGACGCATCCGTTGCCGCATATGGCGCTAAGCTAGACAGTGCTAATAGCCCTTTAGTTCACTACCCGCACCTTTCAGTGTACGGTACAGCGCAGCCCGAGCTGTTCTATAAGAACTACCTTACAGACGCAGCAAGTGGAGGGTTCTTGGCTAGGATGTTGCCTATCATAGACAATAAGAGCTTCATCCCTACCAAAATGCATACCAATGATCCTAGGGACATCCCTAAAGAGATCATGGAGCTAGGCCATAAGATCGTATCGATACCTAAGGGGCTTTCTGATCGAGACCCAACTAAGTTTACCCCGAAGCTTATTCCTTTCGAAGATGAGAAGCTAGCTAAGGAAGCCGCTCAGTTCCAGGACGAAATACGTAAGCAAGCAAGTACCCTAGAGGACCGAGGGGAGCTGGTTGCCGCTTCGATCCAGCGACGCATACCTCACCAAGCCCTAAAGATCTCCCTTATCTGCCATGAAGGTGAAGTTATCTCTAGGAAGATATATGAGTGGGCGAAAGACGTAGCCTATGCCTGTGCAGATAATATCATAACCAATGCTATCTATGACCAAGGTAAGAGCAAGCACGAGGATTCTTTCATTAAGCTATTCAAAGCCATCCAGAAGCTTAACCATAAGCACAGAGATTGGGTAACCCTAGGGCAAATAGGCGAAGCCTCACGTGAAATGAAGCAAGCCGAGCGTAATGGGTTGCTCGAGGATATGGAGCGCCAAGGGGTTCTAGAGGTCCGTACAAAGCAAATAACAGGCGGAAGACCCTGCACAGTATACAGGGTCCCTAAGCATGCTAAAATTAGGGCTTAAAACGGTACCTGCCTTAGTACAACAGGACCTCTTTTAAGTTCTTCTAATACTGCGTCCCTTCTCACTACATCTTGCCAAGTAATCTCTTCCGGCCAGAGCCAAAAAGGAAAGTCGGGCGTAGTATATCTAGGTAAATCGTTTACCCCTGCTTCCCATGCTCTCCATCGCATAAAGTTCTCGAACATCCACATTAAATGTGCTGATTGGTACCCTTGCTCCCTAGCTGTTAGACCCCTTTCATTGTTATAGGCAAAATACTCATAATATTCTGGATCATTGAAAGCAGAAGCGAGGGGGAATATCATCGGGGGGCCTTCATCCTCTGGAGGTTTGCCCTTAGAAAAATAGCCTAAGTAAAGCGCTGTTAATGCGAAGCCGAGCACCGCAAGTGCGGCTAAACCTAGTATAACCCATAATTCCATATCTACCTCAAACCTGGATGTTAATTTCCATATGTGGTTGTTGTTGGTAGTCCCTTAATATTATTGTCCCATAGAATATGGATCATGGCTATATTTCTAGGTTACCTAGATAACCTAATTGGCGGAATAACGGCCGTCGCAGAAATAGAACGTATCCATTCCCGGTCTAGCATTGCCTCCTTAATTTCGGAAGGCGTGTCGTCAATCCACTCAATCTTTTTATATTCTGCCACCTGCGCCTCTTCGTCTTGTGAGACTAGCGGCTGGTGAACCCATGGATTGCTTGGTTTATTTCTGCTGCATAAACATGCACAGGAATACATCTTAACAAAAACGCATATTCCTATTGCAGGCAATAATAGCCAAACAAAGTTTTCATGATTAGTCATTTTACTCCTAAATTAAGTTCACTAGCGGAATTACACTAGTGAACTTAATTTTAACTTACCTCCTGTTAAAGCCAAGCTAGGAGTGTATTCTTGATCATGAAATCTGATTATCTCGTAGCGTGCGAAATCTGGATATTTCTCGCGCCAGTAGCGTATAGTTAGCATGTGACCGCCATCTAATATACAATTAACGATGTCAGAATAATAGACTAATGCCTCGAAGATATCCTCAAACGTTGTAGCAGAAAGAAAACTCCTGCCGAGGCTGGTCCTATACTTTATTACGCAACATCCACTTTCTAGCCTTTCGAAAGTAACATCAGTGATTAGGCTCATCTTAAATATATAGAGCGTATCCTGATCTTCTACATCAGACGATATAGCTCCCATAAGACGTCGTTCGCAAGGGAAGATGGTAACGTCATTTTTCATTTCCAACTTCCTCCATTACTAACTCCAACGCGAACAAGCACGAGATAGCAGCATGGGCGAGGTGGTCTAGGCCAGTCTCTGCGTCATGCTGCTCACCCGCTGAGCGCTGGAAGAGATGTCTGAGAGCAGCAGCGATGAAACGTTGTACAGTGTCGCTGTCGTTGTTCTGCCGCTTCCAGTTATCACGGCCATATTTTCCAACCCCAAACATCGCTACAAGCGCGGCCTGCGACAGTGCGTTGTAGGGTATTAGGGTTAGGTCCGGCTTTCCAGCGTCATTCTTATAAAATACGTTCATTTCGAATAATCATACATTTGCTTATAGGCAATATTGATTTTGCGTATAGCCATTAAAGACGCTTGTGGCAGTATTTTCACCTGATCATCAGCAGCTAAGTAATAACTTGCAAATATCATTCTGTCAGGGGCTGTCGTCCTAAGTTCTTCAACTTGCTTTATTATTACTGGTACTAAGTTACGTGATACAGAACCTAGCATTTCAATAAGCATTTCAATAGCACTCACGTATTCTTGCACTAAAACACGATCTTGATGTATTTGAATGTTCTTTATAGCTTGGTTAGGTGTTTGTTGTTCGGACATATTTATTAATCCTATAATCACATTTATGGAAACGAGGTTAAATTATTATGATTTAAACAAGATCTGGATTGTCCATCCTATTTATAAGAAGAATGTAGTCACGCGTTGATTTCCTTAGAAAATCTACATCATGCTGTATGTACCCTAAACAATCATCTATGCCTTGTAAGTATTCTTCTGCATAGTAAGTCGCCTGTCTTGGAAATACATCTAATTCTAGGTGATAGTTGTGCGAATTGTTCTTCTGGTTGTGTAATGAATTGATTGTAGACTCCATGCATTTCTGCTTCTCTACAATTAATAACCTTAATTCACTCAGCTTATTGATTAGCTCGAGTTTATATTTTTCTTTATCTTTGATCATATTACTTTCCCTTGTCTTTATGGTATTTGAATAAATAAGCCTGGTCTGAAACGCTCTTTCTCTGAGGTGACTTTATCAGTGAAGTGTGTTGGAGACTTAGCTGTTGGCGTGCCTGTTCTCTCTGCTACTACCCTTACCTCAACGAGGTCTGGATCTTCGTCATCCCATAAGCTGACACGCTCTCCATCGCGGTTTGCTGGCGATGGTGCCGGTGTATCAGCAGGACGTGCTGGTAAATCGTAGCTTCTTTTAAACAGATGGTGCCACATTCTTGGTAACATTATTGTTTCTCCTTATTTTCGATTGCCCTTATATAGCCAGCCACTACCTCAGCTGGTAGTTTATTTACTAGGAATTCGCGGGTAAAAGGTCTGTTACCCTGAACCCCTTCTGGTGTCAAATAAAACTCAAGGAGCGCTATATGCCATTTATGTTTTAACAGGAAGTTTATCTGCCGCGGTTGATGTTCACCGAATAAATCTTGCCTAGTATAAGCCTCTACTTCTACTGGCACGTCAGGGAGGTATTGCTTTACTACTTCAAGAACCTCACTCATGATTATTGTTAACTCATCATCACTGACAGCGTTCTTGCGCGCCTGTAAGTACACCCTGTGTGCTAAGTCGCCTTCTTCCTCATGCATATTATCTCTCCTTATTAATTCCCACGTTTATGCTCCCTGCCCTGTAAGCTGAACATGTTCTTCATGTCTATAACGGCTCGCTCTAGTACGAAAATATATTCTGCAACCATGTTAGCTAACTCGTCTGTTGCATAGTATGGTTGAGCTTCTGCTTCCTTAACGAAAGCATTAGTTACTTTGTTAACCGCATGAGCCACTAATAGCAACTCTTGTATTTTTTGTTTTAACATATTTATGTTGTGATTTGTATTGTGGTGTAAGCGTGGTGTATGTAAAAACTACACACACCACTTAATTAACTACTGTTGATCCAGCTCTTCATCAACTGAGTTGGCCACTTCGTGAATAAAGTGGAAAAACGCCTCGATTTCTACAAACAGGTGATTGGCTAACTTAGCTAGCTCTCCCAAGTATTCCCCTTTGCTATCATCGATAATCAAAGATGAGCACAATGCTTCGTTTTCCACAGCACTGTCAATTTCCTCCCAAGCTTCACTGCTTTTAGCAGTATGGAATTGTACAAACTCATCGAGAAGTTTGCGGACTGTTGCTATAGAAATCTCAGCAGATTTATAGTTTTCGTCTTGTATTGTAGTCATACTCGTACCTTTGGTTTTGGTTTATGTAGCAGGACAATTCCTACTACTAAGGGCATTATAGACCAACATTTACTGTAGTCTAATATGTAGTGGCAAAATAATTCATTTTTTCTCGAATATGATTCTCATAAGCTCTAGATATCTGTCATATTTCCTAGCATTCATGGTCATATCATGTGCATTGAGGCCCTCGAAATGGGCATTAGAGCTCTCAATAGCTGCAAAATGAGCATTCGCCACTAAGTCCTGTGTATTCGTGTCAAGTTCTCTGAACGTATTAAGGTAGCAGAGAAAGTCTAACTGGATTATCTCTTTCTTGTTCATTTACTCTCCTGATTCCATGTGTATTAATTCATAAGTCCAACCATCAAGCACATTGCTTGCTTTGCCATATCCCCTTCCTTTCAACTGCTTACAAGTAAGGTGCCCTACCGCTATGTAAGCTGTCTTAGCTATCTCTATAGCTTCCTGCTCAGATGAGGCCATTACAGTGCCCTTCACTTCGGTTTCTCCATGGACGCCATCCACAGTAAGGTAATTAACTCGAAATGTGCATTCGTATTGCATAACTTACTCAGCGGTGGAGACTAAAAACGTGTGTAGTCAATGATTATAGGTGTCGGCTTATAATTCTCAACTGCCATATCGTGCTCAAGGCGCTCTTTTTCCTTGGTAATCTCATCCTCTAGTTCCTGCAGCAGGAAATATCTCTCCTCCTGGTTGAATTCGTGGTCATATGCTCTGAGTAATATATCTATTCTATTCATGATATCCTCTTATCTCATTAGAGTTCGGAAGCGGTACTGCAACAATGCCTCTCTGGTGTTGAGATCCAATATTTCTGTGTTCACGGTGCTAAGGTCTAATCTCTCCGTGTTCACCGCGATTGGGGTGTGCCTAACTGTTGAGGCCCTAGTGCAGCGCTCAGGAATAACAGGCAGCGTGAGTTGCAGCTCAATCTCTGCAGCACGAGCAGCGAAATGATCCCTGCCCCAGTGGGAATCTATTTCCCTAGTCTGCGTTCCCATTTCTCGTGTCTCCACGGGCGCCTTAGGCGCTGGTGCTTCAATGTCTGGCTCTTGCGCTGACGGCTTCTTATACAGATAATCACTGATCATCTGTATGATCGTAATGAGGCCAACAGCTATCATTACTATCGCTAGACCAAAACATGTTGCTTCCAACCATATGAAAAATAACGTGCTAAGCATAACTTTCTTCTCCTATATTATTATCGGTGTATTCAGCAGCAAAAACATTTCCTAGTCAACACTGCTATATTTGCCTCTATTATAAACACTCTATCTCGTATGCCCTTTCAGCAGCGTCTGAATAATATCCACATAGCTCTTGCACTAACAAAGACAACCTTACTAAAGCGTCTGTCTTGCAATGCATGTCGTCATCACGTTCGAATAGCCTTATCGCCTTTTTCATCTCACCTAAAGCCATAGACTCCACTTCTTCACGGCAGAGGCCTTCTTCCTCACAGTACCATTGATTTATTCCAAGATGAGACCTCAGCTGTTCTATGACATATTCAGTGTTCAATGTTAATGGATCTTTCATGCTATTCTCCCTCGTGTCCTAAAAATTTAAATGAACAGCTCTGTGTCCAGCCGTGCACATGGAAATTAGCAACTTCCTCACCCTCTTCAACTATGGTTATCTCTCTGACTTTAGCTTGCAGCACTGGATGTTTGTATTTCCCCGTCACAGCTGGTATTGCATGACTATAATCTAAACATCTCTGTACATAGGCAAAAGCCTCTTCTAAGACCTGACTTTTACTTCCTGCTACATCAGTGAAAGTTACTTCCCATTTTGCTAGTGGCGCTTCTTGTTGTATCGACAATAAACCTGACAATGCGCGCACATCTAAAACTACGTGATACCTTTTCATACTACTTTCCCCTGAATATATATTTCGTCCATGCTGCATAACGTGCGTTAGATAGCTCATCTAACTGCTTTTTATATTTCTTTGATTCAGCTAACATATTAGCCAATGTCACAATATCTGTGCTATCAATCGAAGTTGATATACATTCCATGATACTGTCCCATTTAATATAAGCCTCTTTCCACTGTTTATCTAATAAACCATCATTAACAAAATTACTCATTTCAACATCCTTTGGTTTGGTTGCATTACTAATATAACATGTTGCTATGATGTTGTCAACATGTTATTATAATGTTAAACGTCAATATTTAATAGTTAACCTACAAATGGGTATCAGGGTATGCAACCTTGGCGCTACACATCTAAACTATTGGTAGAGACTTAGCCGTTTTTGGGGGCTGAAAAATCTCCCTTTATTAATATGGCTTCTAGAGCAGATCTAGCTTGGTTAATAGAAGGTCGCATTAAATTTCTA